AATTCAGTTGGATAATTATAAAAGAAGTCATTTTCATTCATCTTAATATTCCTATTAACCATTCTTAGCATTTTAGGCTCAATAGGCTTTACAGATTGATTTACACCAATATTTACATCATATCTTATTGTTGTTCGAGACCAAGATGGAGATGCAAGTGCATTATATCTATATCTTCTTAAATCTGTACTTGTAGGACAATATATATCTTCTAATCTAAACGTATAAAGTCCATTATTATATTGAAATACAGTCTGATTAAAAGCAATGTTTATTTTTTCTAAAACTGTATATTTATCGTCATACTCTCCATCTCCAACACTAAAAGTTCTTGCATCTAAATAAAGTTGTCCAAGTGGACTTACAACAGATGTATCATCTATTGCATCATTAAATAAGCTATTTATAAAATATAATCTTCTTGTATCAAAAGCAGAAGTATTGTATAAACAATCATATATATATGAAAATATCGTATTTATACCTCTAACCTCGGCACCAGTTGTACTTGCATAATATTGACTTCTTAAATACCCAAAACCATCTGATGCTTTTAATGCAATAATTTTATTTTGATTTGTCCATTCTTGCTGCAAATCATCTTGAGAAAGCCAGCCTTCCCAAAATGGTGTGATCATATTATAGTAATAAAAAAATACTTTACAATATGTATCAGCATTTCCTATAAAATCCTCTATATTTAAAGATGAATTAGCAACTATATTTATATCAGCTTGTTGGCCTCTTACTGGTTTAAATATATTATCGTCTGTATTATATTCTCTTAAAATAAAAGGACTATCTGCACCATCTATTGATATTGAGCTTCCACTATAACCTTCAATATGAAATTCAACTTTGCAATCAACACCTGCAACAGTCTTAAATGACATAGTATATTTTAAACCTAAAGCCATCAGCCTACTCTTTGTATTTGTGCGTTAGTTCTATTAATTGATCCAACTAGATCACTTCCTCTTAATACTAGGCTTACACCTCCGCTTAATGCAAGTCCTCCTCCAGAAAGACCATTCATAGTAGGTCTTCCAACACCTCCAAATCCTAAATTTGGAACTTGCCCTAATAAACTCATATTTGATCTCATATTACCTAAAGTGCCAAGATTTGATATAATATTCCCTGGAGTAACAAAAGATATTAAAGACTCTATGATTTTAGAAGCTATAATTTGTGCTGCTAGTTTTTTAAGATTAGCTATAATTGATTGTGTAAACTTTTCAAAATTTAAAGTTCCTTTATCAAACAATTCTTGAAATAATTCAGTTAAAGGATTATAAAATGCACCTTGAATAATATTATAAGCAGCAGCATACTGCTTTTGTAATCTTTCTAATGATTTTTGACTTTGCTTTTGCTCTTGTAAATCGTATTTTTCATTTATTGCTGCAATATCTATTCTAAATGCTTCTCTTAATAAGGAACTATCTTTATATCCTGCTGCTTCAAATTTTGCTAAATCTTCATTGAACTTTAAAGTTCTTTTGAATATCTCAGCATCTCTTTTTGATAATGTTGTTATATAAGCATCTATTTCTGCTTTACTAGCCTCTTTAATTATTTTATCTCTTTGCTTTCTTTCTTCCTCATCATATTTTGCATTTATTTCTGCAACTCTAATTCTATATGCCTCTCTAGCAGACTCGCTATCCTTATAACCAGCTTTTTCTAAATTTAGTAAATCTTGGTTAAGTATTTGACCTGCTTTATATAACTCTTGATCTCTTTTATCAAGAGTTACCATATAAGATTCTAATTCAGTTTTATTAGCTGCATCAATATTTTTTTGTCTTTCTTTTAAGAAAGATATTAATGCTCTTAAATTACTTAAATTACGTTTATCGGCTGCTTTTTGTGCTTTATCATCTGCTTTTGGCTGACCCTTACCGGTTCCAAGCTCTTCATTTACTTTTCTAATTGCTTTTTGTGTATTATCCCATTGCACACTAAGATTAGCAATTTCATTTTTCCATTCTTGTGTTGTAGTTGCAGCACCTTTTAAATAAGCTAAAGCTGGATTAAATTCCCCTTGTTTAAATCCTTTTATTATTTGTTTTAATCCAAATAATAAATCTTGGTCATTTAATTTATCTAAATCTTCATAAAACTTCTTATAAGTAATAGATAAAGCTGCTTCAATAGCTTGTGCTTCTACTTTTAGCCGTAATTGTTCTTTAAATAATTTTAAATAATCTTCCCATTGTGCACTAGTCATACTCAAGGCTTCTTTCTCACTTTCAATGCCTTTTATATAACCTCCATTTAATTTTTCTAATTCTTTAAAAGCATAAATTCTATCAGAATATTTTTGATTTGCATTTGATATTACTGAAATTAAATTTTCAACACTTAATTTTTCAGTTTGTATTCCAGCAGATGCAGAATCTAATGCTTTTTTATATTCTTTTGTTGCTATTGCAGCAGCATCTGTTTTGCTTATAATTGCATCATAAGCATTACCTAATGATCCATATTCATTAATTAAAAATGTTACAACAGAAGATAATGCACTAAATGCAAATACTAATCCTACTGTACCATTTAAAGATTTTAATAATGATATAATTGCTTTATCAGACCCTCCAACTTCTTTAGATAATTCACTAAAAGATGAAACTAAATAAGGTAAGTTGTTTTGAATACCAATAAAACCATAAGGTAAATCTTGGACAACTTGAGTTAAATTTGTTAATGCAACTCTTGATCGTTTCGAGAAATCCTCAATGTCTTTACCCGCTTGTTCTACATCCGCATCAATCCGATATTTTAGTCCTTGATCGCTCATCTATGAATCTATTATATAAATTTTTTAATTCATCCTCATTAGTTTGAGCTTTAATCTCATCACCAGGTAATTCCCATAATGCTTCTGGCGTTTTAGGTTTATTTTTTTGATCTCCTAATAACGATACAAGAGTAAACATTATGAGTCTTGTCTGTTTATAAGAATCAACTTGTTTTTCTTGAAACCCTTCAACTGTTAAAAAGAACTGTTTTGGACTGTATGAATAAAACTCATTTGGTTTAAGTTGTAGCTGACCAAATGCGTATTTTTCTATATCTTCCCACGTTTGCTCTTTTTTTTTGTAGTTGTATTTGTTTCAGTAGTTTGATTTCTTATAAAGTCATTACTAGACCATATATCCATAGCCCTCTTTACATCCTCTAATGTATTATTATTGGATATATTTTGCTCAATCCAATCTACAAAATCCTCAAATGCAAGTTTAGTATCAATCTCTTTAATTAAACAATTGTTATAATAGCCGCTATATAAAATATGTGCTATTCCAATTTCGTTTAATTCATTATCTGTGAATGTCTTTCCATTTACAAGTTTACCTTGTAAATATCTAAATGATGCCATTCCAAATTTTAGTCCAATGGTTTCCCCATTTATAGTAATAGTAGTATAATTCATAATTAAACAGTTACATCAATAGAACCAGTTGATTGAATAGTTCCAGAGAATGATATAAATTCAGTAGTTGATTGATTCCAAGTCAAAGATGTAATATATCCTTGAAACTGATGATAATAAGCAGCACCAGCACTTGAACCAGAAACAACTGGATTTTGTACTCTTACTGAAACCAAAGTTTTGTTGTTGAACGCTTGGAGCAATGAATTGTAAGAAATCTCAGAACCAGCAGTTGGGTCTGTCTTACAGATTGCATCAAAGTTCAATGTCATTTGAGGAAAACCTACTGAGGTCAAAACACCACAGTTTGTTTGATTAGTTGATGAATCAACTGTACTGTTAATAGATGATGTGCTAAGGCATACTAGATCGTCATAGCTTGTGCCTCCTGCTACATCAATTTCAATTGCTTGTAAAGCACCTAATACTTGTACCATGTTTGTTTATTTTTGATTTACTAAATTGTTTATAGTTATTATTTTTCTAGCTACAAAATTATCACCATTTTGTAATGGTAAATATACTGAATTTATTCGTGCCGTAGGGTAAACTATAAAGTCAGTATCTGAAAATCCAACTATACCTGGGTTAGGTATAAGTATATTTAAAATCTGCCCAGCTATATTATCTACAACTGCTGGATCATTAATTCTATATTGTTCACTAAATATATCAATATCAACACTTACTATGCTCTGAAATGAGTTATTTGTATTTGCAGCATTTTCAGTTATAGATGATATAATTACATAATTTTTTGGTAAAGTCCTAAATGGGTCTTGGCCATAAACTGGCACATCTTTGCCATTATAGCTAATATTGCCATTTAAAGCATTTACATATATTGTCCTTACTGAATTGCTAGTATCTTTCATATCTTTTTAATATGCGGCTAAGATTGTTTAATAATATAATACTCCAGCTTCTTATACTAGGATAAAAATAAGGGCTTTGATATGTATTACCAGGTATGCTTTTTTTAAATGTCAAAGCATAATCTTGCCATTCTCTTTCAAGTGTTGGTACATACTTTTTTGCATAGGGACCAGTTCCAAATTCAATATATGGAGCATATTCTATGTTTGTGCCTAAAGTATAACTAAAATTCCTATTTTTTTTAACTCTTAAAGATGATCTTAATGCGCCGTATTGAGCTGGTAATAATTGCTTTGATGTTGTAATCATGCTTTCAGTTACGGCACCCATTTCCGCATCTATTTCTTTAGATGCAGCTTCGTAGTTATTTTGTATTTTTCTTAAACTACTTTCAAGCCCAGTTATGGTTACTTTAAGCATTATATTACTACCTTTTTATATTGATGATAATTTAAGCCATCCCAGTTAGGATATTGGCTAAGCAATGTAGCTGGATCAGCATTCATCTTCTTGCCTCTGTTCTCGTACTGCCAAGATACCAAAGCCAAAATATCATTTGCAATGTCCTCTGGAACCGAGCTATAACCGCTTTGGTATTGCACCTCATAGTTACCTTGGGTATAAAGCCACAATTTGCCCGCAATTACCTCATAGTCATCATTCTTAGTAAGTGATTCCCAGCTATTTATGCCAGTTTTTATTTTTACACTGTCAATGCAAATAACTGGTCCATAGGGCAAATCTACCATCCAAACACTTGGCTCATAGCCAGTTGTCTGAATATAGCTTTTAAGCAATTTATTTACAAATGCAACCCCAGTTAGTTTTTCAATATGTATTCTTGAAGCATTGATCAGTGATTGTATTAAAGTATCATCTGATGTATAATCAATTCGCATCCAATTCTTTGCGTCAGTTAAGCTCACTGGTTCAACGACCCCATCAGCTAAGATCGCCGTTCCGTTTATATATATCGCCATACTTACTTATATTTATTAACCATTTCTCTGAACCAGGCCTCAAACTCATCAAGCGCTTTTCGCGGGTCATGCTCTCTTGATCTCTCTTTTGCTTTTTTGGATGCCTCACTATATTTTTTGGTGTCATCCAGTTCAGTAATTGCCTTAACCCAGCTTTTAATATCATTCCGATCCTTTATAAATATGCCAGCTTTCCCACAGTTCTCGACCAATCCTTCGGCCATTGTGCTTATAACTGGAATCCCAGAGCAATAAGCCTCGGTTGCCGTTCTGCCCCAACTCTCATAATCACTCGGCATTAATAGTATCCTTGTTTGCTTGTAATATTGCATAATATCGGGCGAATTAGGCACTAATTTTAAATTTGGAAGGCTAGATATCATTTGTTCATCATAGCTTCCCAAAACGCCTAAAAACCGCTTATTTGGCAATGCACGAGCAATTTGTTCAAATATCTTACCGCCTTTGTTCTCGTTAGTGTTAATCAGAGTAATGTATTCATTCTTCGCTGGGTCAATCTTGAGGTCATAAATCCGATAGTCAACGGGAGGCGTTAGTATAAAGTTATCCCATTTGTAATTTAATTTCTCTTTTAGCCAAAAAG